CTCCCAATATTGGTAAGCCAATTCAACTGTGAATTCTTCAATTGCATCGTTTGTATCGTAGCTCAAGTCTACTGCAGAAACATTAACTGGATATGCACCACGAATAGTGTACTCCTTAGTAACATTTCCTGCTCTATCGAGCTGCTGAACTGCCATATCAGCCTGATAGTCTGTAGGATTGGATAGGCCTGTGTTATTTACATGCTCATTCATTCCATTCATCCAGCGTTCCATTGCATTTCGAACTTCCATCGCAGCATCATTGATGACTGTAATAGACCAATTTTCAAAAGTACGGTCACCCGCAATTTTCAATTGACGTCCACGAAATGGTACATCAAGCTGTGCAATAACGCTAGCAGGTAGCTGAGCGCCTTTACACATGAAAGATGTGAGTTCAGTATCACCTCCAGCGTATGCCGGAAAGTTAACGATTGCTTTGAAAAGGTTAGGACGTGCGCCCCCACCGATTAATTTTGATTTAAAATCATCTACTCCTAAAGTTGCCATAATTGTTATTTCCTTTCTATATTATTTATATTATTTTCCAACAATTTCAGAGAACTCAACGCCAGTGCGGGTTGCAATAAAGTTAAGAGTAATGAAATTAATCGAACGAGCAGGTTTGATATAGATATCAGCCACAAAGCGGTTGGTATCAATTACTTGACCTGTGTTATTCGTTTCATCACACACAACTAAGAAGTCTGTCACACCACGGCGACCTTTAACATCCCGAAGGAAAGGCTCTGTCATGTTTCTGAACATCGAACGAGTGAATTCATCATTCAACTCAAACAGTTGGTATTTGGCCGCAGTAGCGATTGCTTTCTCTAAAACTATAAACAAGCGGCGTACGTTAATACGATCGAATGCTGATGGTTTAGCCTGTGCAGTCTTATCTCCGAAAAGAAGAGTACCTTGACCTGGGAAAGAAACGATTGGATTAATCCGTGCTTTATAAAGCTCGTCTCTATCTGCCTGTTTAGGGTTATAAGCTAGTTTTGTAATACCTAGAAGTTGACCACGATTGTAGCCAGCAGGCGAGAACCAAGGTTCTGCCACATCATCGGTATTAGCACAAAGGCCAGCAACGTGTCCACAAGCAGGAATATAAAGATACTTATCAGCAAATTTGTTGTAAGTATAAATCGCGGTTGAATCTAGTACTGCGTAAGATGTAGAAGTAATACCATCACACCAATCTTTGACATCGTCTAGTGGTGAATTACCTGTGCTATCTTCGATAGGAGGTGAGGTGAAAACTACGATATCTTTACGAGCGCTTGCTACTTGAATAAGGTATTCAGCGATTGTCTCAGAACCGTTATCGTCGTTATATGCAAATACAAGATTGACATCAACTGTGGCTGAATCAGAGAATAAATCAATACCATCTGTGATATCACCCGCAACTACTGTTGTTTGATCAGCTCCGTCAGTAAACGAATTTGTACCAACAACTGGTGTGTCAGTAACATAGAAGTAGTCAGAATTCTCATTAATTACATCTTTATAGTAGTTGTTTGATCCATCTTCTTTCTTAGCACCGTCATTGATACCAACAAAAGGCCATGTTTCAAGAATTGTACCAGCTGTTCCGCTTAGAGCTCCATCTAAATCAGTCACAACAATGTGATATTCATCAGTAGCAGGTTTGCTATCAAACACATCTGTTAGAGTATTAGCGCTGACACCATTAGTTTTGACTTGACCAGTTGTAAACGCAGCTTGGTCAAATACATCAACTTGAATAGAGTTACCTAATACACCAGCATATCTTGCATAAAGAGCGCCTTGTGCGGTGATTCCAGATTCGAAGTGTGTTTCATTCTTAATAAGAATAGCATTCGATTGGCTAACTTGCGCTTCATCAATAGAATAGTTACCTGATGCAGCTAATTCTGTACCACCTATAGTAAGTGTAGTAGTCGATATCGTATGTCCAGAACCTGCGGTAGTTACTGCTACGCCTGTCAAAGCGAAAGTAAGGTCAACAGTAAGATCATTTACTGCTGCAGTTCCAGTATCTACAACAGTGTCTGTTGCAACACCTGTTACAGAAGTTGGGACACCGGTTAACGTAGGATTACTAGTAAGGGTAAAAACCGGATCAGTGGTATTCGTGGTGCTAGTAAGTGTCCCTACAGTCAGGAATAAGTGATCAGCATCATCTAATGCATCATCATCTGTTTCGGTGACAATATCTATATCGTTGATTCTAAGTGTATCGCCTACAGCATACCCACTACCACCGTTAGCAATAGTAACCACTATCGTGTGGTTATTGCCGGAACCCGCAACATTGGTTATAGTCACATTTGCTGTTAGGCCGGTGCCAGTGCCGGTTTGTGATCCTGTATTATAAACTGTGACATTATTATAGGTTCCCGGTTGGAAATCTCCATCGATATTAGATGTAACTGTAAGTGTATCGACTACTCCACTGGTAGTAGTAGTCACTGGCATAGTGGTCACTTCCAGTGTAGCAGTATTGTTATTACCAAGATCCACATCAATTGTGTCGTTTAATGAAATTTCTCCACTGGCAAAGTCGCTACCTGCTGTGTTAACTGTTACAGTATCGATGGTGTATCGAGGTGCTAATACAGTACCTTTTTGATCATTACCAGTAATAGTAACGGTTGTATCTCCAGTAAGACCAGTTGCAAGAGCTCCAGAGCTGTTGGCCGCATCTATATTGATTGCGCCGATACCTCCTATTTGAGCAAGAACTGAACCACTGACTGCGTTAACTAGTTGTGAATTAGATGCACGAACCGCTTTTAGCGAATTTCCGTACTTTAGGAACGATGATGCTGTAAAAAAAGATTCAGCATAAAAAGCGTCTGGTTCTCCAAACACTGAAGCAAGTTCTGATTCAGAACTTACGAGTTTTATCTCTTCGACTGGTCCCCAGCGAAAAGGTCCCGCATATCCACCAATAGAGGTAGATACCGCAGGAATTACATTTGTCAAGTCGATTTCATTTACATCGACTCCTGGTGATACTAAGAATCCCATGATTGTTTTCCTTTCAATATAGTTTAATTAATAAGTGAATCATAATAAGAGTGTTTTCAATAGTTCTATTTATAAATAAGTGGATTTAGAGATTATCCCACTCTCTTACATCATTCACCATTTTGTCATAAACTGTTCCGTATGATCTACCATCGTCTATTTCTCCAAACAGTGGTACATCTTCTTCTATTTGTTTCATCTTTTCTGCAAAAAGCATTTCTTTCAAATCTACAGTAGATATATCACCAAACGCTTCTGAAGAAACAAACCATGCAAACATTACGAGATTCATGACGAGGTCATCGTGATTTCCTTGTGTCGCTTCATATGATGATCCTTTTATTTCAAATGTAGATAACTCAGATATTGTATCTGCATCTGGTATTTGTATCTTACCCAATTCAACTAAATCTTTTAGATTAGAACATCCAATACGCTTAACGCGCTTTGTCATCGTAACACCAACACCTCCTCTTTTTACAGTAGATTCTACAAAGGTATTTTCGTATTCATATTCGTAATACACATCATTACACACTACTTGACCTACATCATTATTTTCAATAATCACTAAAGCTTCGTTGTACATCTTCGCGACTTTTACAATAATATCAGGAAAAATCATTGGTGATATCATGTTATCACGGAATGTAGCAACTTGTTCAAACATTCCAGTTGTGATATCAACTACAGTAAAGGTAGAATAATCCTGTCCTCGACCTTTTGAAACGTCTACTGTCATTATATATGTATGATCTTCTTTCGGACCTTGATAGTAATTAACGTTTCTTTCTATTTTTAAAGGGTGCTCAGGCTTAAGAGCGAGCAAACTGTTTGAAACAATAAGTGTATTCGCAGTTCCAAGAAAGTTATTTCCATACTCTTGTTCAAACTGAAGTTCAGACGTGTTAGCTACTGTTTCAGCTTTCCACTTTTCGTCTCTTCCTGGAACATCGAACCAATCAATCCGCGAATGCTTGAATTCGTTAATTCCTTTTTGCGCGCTTTCGTATATTTTAAAGAACATATTACCAACACCATTTGCAGTAGAAGTAATAATAACCTTTGTTTCGTCACCTGCTGAAATTACAGGATATGTGGATGTATAAAACTCTGCATCTCTTTCAACGAACGCAAACTCATCAAGGAAAAGTAAGTCGATTGAAAGACCACGAATAGAACTTCCAGATGTAGCAGATGCTATTATTTTTGCGTTATTCGCGAAGGTGACATTTCCCTTATTTAATTCTTTACAGCCTGGTTGTAAAAAGAAAGGTAAATTCTCAAGTGCTAAAGTAATTCTACCTAGCATTTCTCGTGCAGTAGCTCCTTTATTTGCAAGAATAGCAATTGTTTTTTCAGGATTAAAAATTGCGTACCACAAAATATATATAACTGACGTAATAGATTTGCCTGATTGACGACAGGCTAAAACAATATTAAACCTATTTTCGTTAAAGGTTTTAAAAAGTTTCTTCTGATAAGAGTAAGGTTTAAAATCCACCAGTCCCTTACTCGGCGCAATCACTTTAATATATTTAGTTGCAAAGTACTCTGGGCTGCTCATACACTTCATGTATTCAGCAACTTCTTCCTTTGTAAAATCTTGATTGACATTGTCGCCTTTAACAAGCGCATTGCCCATGTAACCATCACCAGCCATAGTATATTATTCTTCTGTTACGTTTTTTATTTCGCTATTCTTTTTCAGAAATTTTTGAAGTTCAGCAGTAGAACCTACAAACACTGCGTTGTTTGTGGTGTTAGAGGCTGCAGTTTCCTTTTCCTGTGTTATGTCTTTTCTAACCTTCTGCAATTTAACAAGATCTTGTGTCATGTTGCTAGCATCTTTAATCATATTCGACAAAACCTCAAACGCACGAGGATGTTCTGACTCCGACGCTAAAGCCATCATCTGATTTATAGCCTCAGAGGACTGATCAATCAGTTCTTTCATTTTGTCTCGCGAATATTTTATATCCGTCTCAGTATCATTTATAATTTGACCCTTATCTACTTCAGTCTTAGGTTTTTCTATGATATCAAGATTTTTTTCGAGTGCATTAAGTATTTCATTTTTAGCCATGATCAAATCCAAAGGTTGTTGTAATAGTATCCGTATCGTCTAAAGGCGGTTCATCGTCTGCGTCAACTGCGATCCTAACGTTTTCTTCGCCAGTCGGGTTGTTCGATTTTAGCGCTGCACGGTTTTCAGTGTCACTATAAAAGAATGTATCTACTGTTCTTATAATCTTACCTTGACTTACTCCTCCTGCAAACCGCACCTTCATTGTAAAGTCCAGAGTATAAACAAGTGTACGACGGGTTTGAAAGTCTCCTTCGTAATCATCTTGTATAGACGTACCACTTAAAACCACAGGAACGTCTGTTACGGTGCCGGGTCCTTCCATATCTTTAATTGCTACAGTGTACTCTGGTGAAAAAGTAGGAAGAATCTGCTCGAAAATTTGTAAAGCATCATCTTGGTTTTTTGCATAAATATTCAATTGCATACTAACATTATATGGAACACTCTGATTTACTACGTTAGATTTCGTTTCATCTCCGCTAATAGGCAAAACTCTTTTGTTAAATTTATTTAGCTTTGACTCAGTATCGAAGCTAATATCTGTAATTTCAAAACTCATACGAGGAAGTTTAATCGCAATAGATTTATCTGTTGCTGCAGCAGTATCGGCCTGTATCCTCGCAAGAAACTTTTTACGAGGACCATAAGCTATAGGAACCCGCGTTTCACCAGTCCCCTGTCTTACAATTTTTATATTGTTAAATAAAGTTCCAAAGACAGCAACTGTCTTTTTCAAAGTTTGGTTATAAAAGTGTTTTCCGTTAAACATTAGCTTATTACGTCTGGTTCTCCGAATGGATTGGTTTCAGTAAAGTCTATAAAGTTATTCCCAATCGTTTCAAAATCTTCGTTATCTGCATAAGGATCGTTGTTATCAATCGAGCTGAAAGCATCTATTGAAGCAATTTCGTATGAAGCAGCTGATGTGGCACCTATAATATTCCCTGTTGTACCCGCGCTTGTTGGCGCAAAGAGTGTATTACTTCCATCGCTCGCAACTTGACTTGATATTTCAATCTTACCTGTGCCTACAGTCGATACTTCACCTGTAACAGTAATACCACTCGTGGCGTTTGTCTGTGTTACATCTTCACCTACTTGGTATGTTCCACTACCACTGCCAAGTATAAGTTCTGTGCGAGGAGCATAGTCGGTTTCAAACGCATCAACCTCAGAGATTCCTGTATCAATAGCTTCATTGCCATATTCAAACAATTCACATGTTAATTTAAATGTTGGAAGATTCGTTATCTGATAAAAAGGCGACTCATCTTCAACAAAGCTAATTTGAAATAAGCCTTTTACGAGAGGAAAGTAGATTAGATCACCTTCTTGTGGCCTACTTTCTGGTGTCGATTGGAATCTGCCAACAAGCTCTTCCCACCTTCTCGTAGCAAGAACAAGCGTCATTGAATCTCGAACTTCTACACCGAACTTTGAAAGTAGATCCCCATCACCTTCAAACCCATCAGTGTTTTCAACGTACATTTCAATCTGAAATGCTTCGCCGAATTTACTTAACGCATCTTCATTGAAGATCGCATCCGTATTAACGATAGTACGAGGAATATAATATACGTCATGACCGTATATCTTAAGAGCCTCTATCGTAATATCTTCGTAGAGTCTTTTTTCGGGTGTGGTTCCTTGAGAAAAATATACATTTCGTGGCATAATATATTAACCGATAAAGTCTAATGGAGGCATTTCGTGTTTTAGTTGCATTGTTTCTTCAAGCAACTGAATTTCTTCTTTCGCATCGTCAAAGATCTGACGACCATTGAGTGTAACACCACCAGGTAAAACCATTCCTTCAAACTTAATCAGATTTAATCCCCATTGTCTTTTGAAGAGTGCAGTAGTATACTTTTTAACAAATGCATCATTATAAACATCTGTATAAGTTTCAGGATCAATTGCTTCGTAGCCATCAAACACCACGTATTGATCTTTCATATTATTTAAAGTATCAGAGTGAAATTTTACTTGATTCTTATGCCGTGACCACTCAATCATTTCGTACATTCCGTTAACATTACGGTCAATCAAAGACATGTATTGTTTTGTCATTTCGTAATTTACAATACCGCCGTGAGCTCCATTCAAGTCGAATATATCATTTAAATGTATTTGAT